CAGCGGTACCGAAATAAACCAGACACGGCTTCGTGTCTGCATCCAACCCTCCCTGCTTCCGAACGTAGTAATAGGGCTGAGTAAAACTACGACAATCTACGTCGACGAAAATAGCTTCGTCAACGCCAAGATCGGTTCGGAAAGCCTTCTCCGAATTAATTCCCCCCCCGATCCAAACAGGGCCAATGGACGACGTGTCAGTGACAGCGACATCGGCAACGGAGGTAGGTGCGGAATCAGACGGATCATATCCAACTTCAATGAAAGCCTGGCCAGGGATACTGGTCGGGACCTTCGGGACGTAAAGAAACCTAAGCGACTGCCACCTGAACTTGGAATAATTAAGGGCGAGAGTGGACAACCAAGGCACAAAAGCAGCAATGCCAGGGTTACAAGTGTAACTACTAAGCAAGCTAGCAAATGTGTCCGTGGCAAAGCCCTTGGTAGACGCAATGAGCTCGTAGTTTTGAACTACCATTTTACGACCCGCTCCAGCCGTAATGGGGAGAGCACTATTTTGTTTACTAGTGATCCCGCCCATTGCGGCAGGAGCCGTCTTGCTATACCGAGGAGCTCGGGGTATAGCCATCTTTTGGGGTGCAGCACGGGCCTGCACCTGCCGATTCTTCTTGGTGTTTTGCATTTTGGGTGCCATGTTTTGTATTGGATCCGGCAAACATGAAACCGGACTGTTCATCACTGTGTCCCTCGGGGGGTCGAGCCGTGCAGTCTCTCGGCATTTTGGTTAGCACGTAAATATTTACACCCCAATTAAGAGGAAACGTTTTGGTCGTTTTAAACACAGAGACCCAATGCAGTTTTAAGACCTGCTGGTCACATCCCAAACCAGTTGGGAAGATTGGAAGGATGCTCCAACAGCTTGGGTGTGCTCCACCATGTAGTATGACTATCATAGTATTGCTCCAACTCAACCTGTTGGTCGGGTGTGATGCCGAAAGCTAGCCAGAACGAGAACCGGGTCTCTGCTGATATCGGGCCAGCTTGGCGTTTCATCCCTGCTCTCAACATTTCCTTACCGCTGTTGGCCATGTAGACTTGATCAACATTCTTAAAGTGTTGACCACGTCCAGCACGCAACATACCTTGGTAAAAGGATTGGAAGATAGGGATGCCGCCAGTCAATGCCATGCCACACTCACCAACTGCTGTAAGCTGCTTCTCATAGACAGACCGGCTGTCCAGATGCTTGATGCTCATGCAGTCCTTGGCGAGTGCAACAGGCGCACTTCGGCACATAACGAATTGGGGAACGCCATGGCCAAGCGAGGGTACAAAGAGATCTTCAACCCGCACCGGATGTGTTTGGCAGAACTCAATTTGCTCAAACTCATAGACGGGCTTCTCCACTTTCATGTTGAAACCCATCTCCAGGAACCATTCATCCAACCCAGTACTGAAACGTTGCAGATCGGAAGTCTCGATGATGACGACACAGTCGTCGCCATTGTTGGCCAAGCTGAACTTGTCTAAACCAACGCTGTGGCAGTAAGCGCGCACAAGACCACACATGATAACACAGTTACCAAGGGCAGTATTCATGTCACCGCTCATCCGACAGCCTTCTACCGAGTACTTCACTTTCCCATCTGAAACGTATCCCACACCACGATTTTGAATTTGCCACTGCAGCAACTTAGACAACTCCGAAGAGTCTGAGAAACAACCCGTATAACACGAGTGTTCCCACTCAAGGGCCTGTTTACTGACATGCTGGTCAAACCTAGAAGCATCCAAACCTATCGCTACTGGTTTGGAATATCGACGCCATTTATGGTACATCTTTCTGGCTGAATCCTGAGCATTCAGCCCCTTAAATATTGTTACATCTCCAAAGATCTTCTCCACAGCCTTGTAGATTTTTGGTTCTAGGGGTTTCAGGTATCTCCCTACTTCAACATTGTAACGAGGGTCACGCGGCTGGATAACTCTCGGGGCAGGATCTCCCTTTGATGTAAAGTTGATTTTCTCAGCTTTAACGAAGGTCTTCAAACTGGCATCTTTGCGGCAAACTGACTTGGTAGCGAGACTACGAGCTGCTTCAGCGTAGATGGTTCGCTTACGACCCTGGTACAAGAGAGGAAATTCCTCTCTTCCAATCGGGGTGGCACGACCAACACGCCTAATCAGT